CGTGTCAATCCACTATAAGTACCACCCCAATGCTCAAGTATAACTTCAGTATCAGAGATTACTTTTAATTTCTTATTAGTTTTTAAATATGGATTACTCTCTTCTTTTCTACTCCAATGAATAGAATGTATAAATTCTCCATCATCTTCCCATCTAACAAAGACAGATCTATACAAGGTAGGAGCTGATTGTGCTTGTGACTTATTAGTCCAAGTGCCTAATAACCATGATAAAAAATTACTCGTCATATACTCTACATTCAAAAGCATCTGGATGATTGTCGCAATATTGATCTAACTGCTTATCCTGATGTCTAATATGATAATCATTAATACCAGTTTCAGGTTCATCTCCCTTATGATACTCTTCGTAGTTAGCTGTTACGTTCTTGAGATCATCTTCAGAATACTCATGCATACCATGATTAGTATGCTCCTTATGATCCTTTGGATCAATGTAAACCTCATGATCTAGATCGTGACTTCTTTTTGCTTGAGGGTTTTCTCCAAATTCGCTCATGTTAGTCATCTGTGAACTTCAAAAAATTATTTAGTCTAGTCTCGTTCCCGTCCTTCTTCAATATCTGCGATTCCTTCCAAAACTTGTTTCAGATAATCATTATTAGTTCCAATATCTTTATCTGGAGCAGATTGAATTGTGACAGTTTCTCTTAAAGTTGACCTATCAACAGAATCCCTTAATAATAACATTGTAGTAGTCAGTTTTGTCCCATCACCCTGATGTGTTAATGCACCAATAACATATCTACCACTGTACTTTGGATCAACTATAGGTCTTACACCCATCTTTAACGTAGATGGTATTACAATTTTAATTCCTTTACCAACATAAAGATCTAAATTACCAGGTACTGAAATTTGTATTTGAATTGATTTAAGTGATTCAATACGCATCCATTGATATGCTTGAAGTTCTACCAATTCCTCATAATTTCTTTGAGGAGCATTCTTATATTTCTTATCAAAAATTTGATTAGGTAACATGGTATACCTAACTCTCTTTGGATAATTAACATAATTCTGAAAATCCTTATCCATTTTATTAATAGGATTTGTGAACTGTGTTCCACCAATATGAGACATCTTTGACCATAAAGATTTTATGTCATACTTATAAGCATCAAAAGACATATCAGTACTTAATCCCATCTTGGATCTAGAAATATTATTGGGATCAAATCCTATACTAAATCCAGCCCATGCTCCATGTCTTAATCCTACAAGATAATTCTTTTCATCAGGAAATAAAATTTTATCAATCAAAAACTGATCTCTTCCCTCATCACCAAGACCCTTATTAGAATATTCATATTCATAAAGTGGTACGTCACCATCAGTTGATTGTATTTGACTTGATCTATTTTCCCAATGTTTATCTGTTGCTAATTTTTGATCATTAACATCCTCAATCATTTTATCGATGGATACAAAATTATATCCCATTCCATTTTCAAAGAAAGCAAATCCATTCTGCAATACTCCTTTTTTCGATCCTTTCTTTCTAATACTTCTTTGTGAAAGCCAATAAACAGTATCAAATATTCTCCAATTAGAAGCAACAAAACTATGCTTGTTTAACGATTCTTCAAAACCAGAATCACCAACACCACCCCAAGTTTTTTTCTTACTACCCAGATATTTTTTACCTGATATCAATTTTGTAAGTATGTCTTTTGATGAGGTTTTCCCACTAAAAATACGATCAGATTTACCAAAAACATTAATAACTTCATTTTTACAAAACTCATCAGATACCCCATTCAATATGTAAATATCTGCTGATTGTGTTCCTCTAGAACGAGCAGTTATTTGATAAATTCTAAAATAATAAACCCTATCTTTAATAGTACCTTGTATATCTACTTTAATTGTTTCTGATCCTGAAAAAGCATTAATAAGACCAGCAGCATCAACTACAATGAATTTTGCTTCTAATGATGCAGATTCAATGCTCTCATATATTTCATATCCTCCAATAAAATCACCAAGTTCATAAGAATTGTCTTCAGTCGTTAATTTTTTACCATCACGATAAAGAGTAAACTTGGGTACATGTTGCCCTACTATAGTTCTTAATGAGCTCATGCTCTAAACACCCCCTGCAAAGGATTGTTAAAAGAATTCAATACACCAACAGCAGTTCTGGCAAAATTACCAAAACTACCACCACCAGGATTAAAGGATATTGATCCTCCACCTCCACCTCCAGACATACCTGCTATTGCTGCTCTTGCTGTTTTAACTATTTGAGCAGCAGATCCATTAGAAGCAGTTACTGCTTCTATAGCAGCTTGAACCATTGCTTGACTTCTTGAATTAATCTCACGTCTAGCTTGATTTCTTTGCTCTGTTATTGCTTTTAATTTATTTTGTTCTTCATATCTACTTGAAGCAGAAGCACCATATCTTCTCGGAGTTGCACTACCACCTTTACCTCCAGCAAATACATCAGCAAGATTACTTTTACCCATACCGCCACCACCACTAAAACTTCCTCTACCACCACCTAAAGAAGTTTGTCCTTTCTTTGCAGTACCAGTATTATAAATGCTGTTAAACATTGAACCAGCAGTATCAGATTTACTCACAGGTTGACTACCATGAGTCCCTAATCTAGGTGTTACACCAGCACCAGGTCCAACATATTTAAAGTGAGCACTTCCAGGTCCATGACTATAAACATACTCCCATCCATATTTCTTACCAAATCTTCTCATCCAAACAGCAGTTTGACCATCTACATCAAGAGCTTCTCCATATAAATGGTGTGAATTTGCATCAGCACCAGGTAATGAACGATTTTTCTGAACACTACGTCCACTACTTGCTACATCAGAACCTCTAACATTTCCATTAGAATCCTTTAACATTGAAGCAAATGCTTTAGCAGCAGGTTGTGAAAGAACTACAGGTCTACCAGATTTATCATTTTGACCACTAATACCCCATCCAGAACCTGTATCTGGATGAGTCATAGCTGCCATCATTCCTTCTAATAACGTTTCTTTAATAGGACTACTTCTTCGACTATGGAATCCTCCACCAGGCATTTTAATACCTCGAAGATATCCCCTACGATCTATACCCCTATTGTTTATTAGATCAATAATGGTAGGAGCACGACGACCTACTTGTTGATAGTATAAACTATCTTTAAGTTCTCTTCCTGCTCTTTCATAATTACCAGCTTCCATTGCCTCACTAAAGAGTGGAAACTGATTCCACCAACCAGCACCCATATTGAAAGTTAAATCAACTAATGCTGCTTTCTGTTGAGCAGTTGCATTTTCCCATCCAGGAGCTGACTTTGCATATTCAAGATGCTGATTAAAATCTTTATCAAATAACCTATTTGCTCTTGCTTTACTAATAGAACCACCAAAATTATCACCAGGTTTCATCAAATGACCATACCCAATAGTTTGATGACCTTGACTATCACGATAAGGAACGTGTTTGCCACCAACGACATTACTTCCTTCATGAATCTTAATTAATTGTTTAGCAAATGGTACAAAACCTCCTTGTTGATATCCTAATTTAAATCCTCCGTCCCGTGCTTCAGAAATTCTACGAGATGTTAAACCAGAATCTTTTCTTGTTGCCGAGGTGTCAAACGGTATTACGAATGCTTGACCACCTGCGTCACGGGCTACGTATTCCGTACCATGACCGATGAAATCTGTTCCTTTCCCATCAAGGCTAACAGGATAACCAGACTGAGGTCCATGTATCCATCCTCCATTTGCATATCCCTTTATATAGCCACCTTTTGCAAACATGCCACCAGCACCCTGCTGACCAATCATTTCTAGCAGTAATTGAGCCCAACTAGGAGTTTCATCATTTGACTTATCATCATCCTGTCTACTCTCATTAAATTCACCTGGAGTTACATAATCATCATCATTTTTTTCATTATCTTCTTCTCTTTGCTCTGTATTCCTTTTACTCATCCACCAAGCAGCAAGAGCTGAAGCACCTCCTGCCAAAAATAAGAATCCTAATGGACCTAACGTCATTGCAGTTATCCTTACTTTAGCAGCAATTATTCCAGTTTTAAAAAGTGTTAATGTCTTTTTTAAATCTCCTAAAATCACTAATGGATTAGAAAGCCATCGCAATCCTATTAATATTGATCCAAATCCTACAAGAAATTTACCAAATCCTACTAATCTCTCTTGCCAAGTTGCATCTTCCTTAAGCATATCATAAAGACCATTAAGGATACTATTAGTGGAAAACTTCGCCCACGCCATTATCCCCTTAAAGATACCATGAATTGTTTCAATACCTGCTTTAACTAACTTTTGATTCTTTGGATCTGCTATCCATTTCAAAACTGGTATTAATAGCAACTTTAATAAATTTCCAAGCATCTTCAAGAGATTCTCTAGGAAATTAGGTGCTTTAAAATTAGATACTTTCTTTAAGAAATCAAAAACAAAATTCTTTGGTTTTGTATATTTTGGATCAAACTTTACTTTCTTCTTTTCTAGTTCAGATAATCTTGCATAATTAATCTTTTTAATATCAACTACAACAGAAGCAATAGAGTTAATAGTAGATCCTAAATTATTGAGTCCACGAGTTTGTGTCACCATCTGTGACGATAAATTCCGTTCATTATCTGTTGCTGCAGCACTACCAGCTACTGAACCACCTACTTCAGGATTAACGAATTGATAAAAATTAATTTTTGACCCTTTTTGAACTGTTGCCATAATTATCGAGTTCTACCTACAAGGCTGGATAAAGACATACCACCTCCACCACTATTTATTCCAACAGGTGCAGGTGCTACAATTGCTTCTTTTAATATTAATGGTACTGGAACAAACTCTATGGCATTTTGCATAGCCAACTGTGCATTAAACTTACCATTAGTGAAATATTGCCTTCCTTCATCATATACACCAAGAATTGCAGGATCTACTCCTAATTCTGGAGCAAGTTGCCGAAGTCCAGTCATCATATCACCAGACTGCATCATTCCAGTGACAGCATCATATATTCCACTCAATCCAAATCTATCTGAAAGAGTAGATACAACACTTAAAGGATTAAATGAACCACCAAATAAATCAGAAATACCTGGCATTCCAGCAAGTCCAGGAATATTTGCAATAGTACTAGACAATCCAGGAATCATATTACCAATTCCACCTAATCCCCATTTCTGGGTAAAATCTCCAACATTCTGCAATACATTACCAAGACCAGTCATATCAGCAAAACCTGATAAAGCACCTCCCCAATTTCCTGTTGATACTCCTTCAAAAATACCCTTGCCAAGTTTACCGATATTGGAACCCATAAGGTTAGTCCAAGCACCACCAATACTATGATAAGCATTAGCAACACCCTGACCAAAACCACTAAATCGTAGATTTTGCATCCATTGAGGTTGACTAATAGCATTAACTGTATTGATATTAGCAAATTGACCTAATGCACCCACTCCACTCATTAAGGCACCCATAGGGTTACCATTCATTAACTGTGTAACAGCATTAATTCCACCTATAATAGGACCAACACCAGGAATAAATGATGCAACAGTCTGTACAAGCGGATTACTAACTACTTTACCAATTCCACTAACAACACCACTAACTGCTTTACTTACCCCACCAACTACACCACTAACTGCCTTACCAATACCTTTAATAATACCACCCAAAAAGTACCCTTTAAGTGGTCCACCACCTGCTTTCTTCTTACCCCAACTAAATGGATTCCACCATTTTGTATCTTTCTTATTATCTTCTTTTGCGTCAAATGCTTTATCACTAATTCCACCAGCAATAGTACTACCACCAAAACTACCAGCAAGACCAGCACCAAAATACATGATACCACCAGCAATAGTGGTAAGAGGTTCTGGAGCTGCCATCATAGGACCAGTAAGAGGCAGAGTCATATTAGCAGCTGCCGTAAATCCAGAAAGACCACCTACAGTTTCAGCAACTGTTCCTGTAATTGCTTTCTCGGTACTCTGTCCTTCGCTAATTCTTTCACCTAACTCAAGTCCAGCAAAAACAGTAGTAGTTGCAGGTCCAAATAATGATTTTGTTTTGCTTATAAATCCAGGAACTTTTATTTTGCTTGTAAGATTCTTTGCTTTACTTAAAAGACCTTTAAATCCTGTTAATTTTTTAACCCCAGTTCCTGGTTTTGGAATTGTTGGTGCTCTACCAAACGATGCATCAAATTTACCTTTTCCTTTTGGACCTTCTATAAAATCATATCCAGGAAATTTAAATTTCTGTCCAACATTCTTCCCAAAATTCTTTATGGTAGGTATAATACCTTGCTGTGACTTGGGACCACCCTTTAACCTTCCCGTGATCTTACTAGTTTTGAAATTTTTACCAGATGGTGTTTTAGGTAGTCCACCACCAGGTGTTTTTGTTTTCGTTCTAAAAGGATTAAAATTATTCCAAAAATCTTGAATATTTTTAACAAACCACCCAATAGAAGTTAAGATCCAAGAAAGACTACCTAATGGATTTGTTAATAAAGTAAGAACACCAATTCCTTGAAGTAAATCCCCTAACCCAGATACACGCTCCCCAAAAGTCCTATCTTTACCAAGTAACTTATTTCTTCCTCCTACAAGTTTTTCCCGAAATAACCAATTACCAAAGCTTTGGAATTTTTCTACTACAAATCTTAACTTACATAAAAACGTAGCAATTTTCTTTTTTGATGATTCATCAGCAGCCCATTCAAGGAGCTCCTTCATTAATGCCCAAGAACCAAGTTCAATTAAAAATGCCATTGCAGGTCCAACAAAAGCTGACACCCACTTTAATCCTGGTACTGCCTTCATACCAGCAGTAATCATACTCTTACTTACGTTACCTTTCTTTTTCTTCTTTAATGCTGCAATACCTAAAAGTTCTTCATTCTCTGTATCTTTCTGTCTTCTTAATCTCCTACGTTCTGCCTTTTCTTGATCTTGTTCATTTTTCATAGAAGCAATATTAATTGCCTCAATATCAGAAACAACCTTGCCTACGCTAGTTATCGTTGCTCCTAATCTATTTGTTGCGTAAAGAGTTTTTCTTGCAGCAGCAATTGTTGGAGTAACTTGACCTTTTACTCCAGAGGGGTTAATAAATTTATATGCTTGTATTTTAGCCACCCATTTGTTGCTGCGTTGACTGTTCCTTCATACGCCGTTCTTCTTCCCTTAAGAATTTAGTTAGAAGATTCATATAGATCTCCTTTTCAAACGGTATGAGATTATCAATATACTCCATCGGCCATTTATGATGATGCATTAATGCAAAATTTACTTCATAATAGCCACTTAAAGTATTATGAAGGAGTGCTAGGCGAAAAAAGCCGCTAGTCCCTCAAGAACAACTTCACTTTCGACCTCGGTATTAGGATTCTTAACCTTAACAGTATGTGATAGTTTAGGCATTGATTCAAAGAAGTTTTGAATCTCCATAAACTGCTTACTGCTCAATTGATCAAAGAATTCAAGTAATTCCTTTTTAGATATATCAGCAGATTCATGTACTTCTTCTTCTGAAGAAATTTGCTTAACGCAACTTGCTGCCATTTCAAATACTTGATCAACTGTTCCCTCATCACCCATGAAATTTGCTTTAACGAAAGTATCTAAACTTGGATACCCCATTGTAATAATAATTTCATCAGATAATTTAATATCAGTCTTATGACCTCTAGTCTTATGAACTTTAATTTCATTCAAAGGAATAGAAACTGGAACTTGTGTTTCTTCATCATCAGGACACATAATATTAACTTCAACACTCTCACCAACAGATTTGGTACGAATTTGAAGGAAAAGGTACTCGATATCAAAAGTTGGTAAATTATCCAACTCTTTAAGATCAGTACAAGCTCTAAGGATATCCTTAATTGCTGTAACTATATCTTCTTCCTTTCCAGTCTCTGTTGCCAATAACAACAACTTCTCTTCTTTAACAAGAAAAGGTCTATAATTCACGGTTCTACCATCAGAAGGTAGTTTCATTTTGTACTTGGGTACATTTAATTTAGGTAATGCCATAAAAAAATCAATTCAGTAACTATATTTATGAAGGATATTTAGGTAAAGATATTGACTGCACCTCTAATAAGATTACCCAAAGTACTTAACCAAAAATCAGGTGTAGAACTACTACCATCTTGATATGTATCATTTGGATTGTTCATTGGATAAAATATTGGATTGCGATCATTATCAATTCTTGGCTCAGTATGAAAACGATAACGTTCGTATAGGAATCCAACTGTTAATGACATAGTTCTTGCAGAATTATTATTCAACTGAATCGATCCAATATTATAAGGGAATGCATTAATTATTCTCCAATGAGCAGTTAATTTATATTTCCTATGAACATGCCAAGGTCTTATTCTTTTACCTTGTATAAATGCTTCTTGACCTTCTGCCTCTCTAAGTGCTCTCTGCATCCAAGCATCATTAGCAACTGGATCTCCTCCACCTCTTTCCCATTTAAAGATGTTTATTTCAGGAGCACAATATTGGTCATAAAAATCAACATATTGATTAGCATCATTTGCCATTAATGCTGTCCATCTTTCAAACCACAATCTTGTCTGTTGTGACCGTGGCATCAAAAAAGTAATATTAAACTGACTAAAAGCAGTTCCTGTAGCATACTTATAAGGAGAACCAACAACTACAGTTTGACCACTTGTAATCTGTTTACTAGGTAAATTAACACTTTGTGCATAATAATCTAATAAAAATCGCAAATCACCAGTCTCTGCATGAAAAGAGGATCCTCTATTTCCTGCATTTTGTAGAATAGGTGGTGTAGCAAAATGAACAGAAAATAAATTGGTGTAAGAAGGATGATTATCATCGTCCTTAAAAAATGACGTAAAATTCTGTAGAGATGGATAGTTAGCCTTTTCGCTATCTCTAACATTACTATTGCTTGGTCTAGGCCAAGGAGGATATGGTAATATTCTTAACATAATCTCATACTTTTAGTTCTTTTTCTGTGATTAACATAAACTCCCACCCATAGTCAGAACAGAATTTCTCTGCTGCTTTCCATTTCGCTTTATTGACACTCCAAGTGACAACTTCAGTTATATATTTTTTGGTGACTCTTTTTTGGGTTTTAGGTTCTCTAGTTTGTCTAAAGGGTTTTACTTCTACCATATATTTTCTAGGTCCAACTTTTACGTAAAAATCTGGAAAATATCTATGAGATTTACCATCAGCAGGAGAAGTGTATGGTATTGCGATCTCTTCACTGCCCCACTCAACAACGGATTTGTTGTTATCGCACCAAAGCATGAATTTATATTCCCAAGATGATCGGTAAATAATACCTGTTGTATCACCTTTATATTTCCGAGGAAACCTGGGTTTATATTTACCTTGCTTATAACGCATAAATACATAGAGGTCACGTAGTATTTAGGCAAGAAATTGGCAATTTATAAATATCCCCTAAAAATGCCGATGGAAGAGTCTGGAGCAGACAATGCTCCAACTGAATCCATAGATTATGTAATGTTTAGACGAGAGCATATATCATACGATGATACTATGAAATCGTATACAGGGGAATCACTGCCAAAAGGGGCAGGAAGAAGAATGTTAGATGGTGACCTTGTTTATCTTGCAATGCCACCTTCTTTACAAACATCATATAGTCCATCATATAGAAATGTTAATCTGGGTGTCGGTGGACAAGCACTGGTTAATATGTGGCAAGACAGAAATGATATGGATAGTTTAGCTCAAACTGTCCAAACAGCAGCTGCAGCAGCACTTCCTGAATTTTCAGCA